CATTATCAAAGCGAAGACTACCTGCTACACGTACACCTGCCCAATGACAACCTAGTTCTTTATTCTTAGTAGGAAAACCTCTAAAGATGCCTGGAATAGCAGGAGCGTTTCCAGAGGCTCCAGGAACGCCTGTAGGAAGCGGAATACGATACTTGAAGGGATAATCAAATGAGTTGTGATATAACGACGCTGTAGCTAATTCAAAGCCTCTTCTCCATCTTGCCCAACATGATTCTCTATTAACTGTATATAACGATTCAGGACTACTTCCTCCAAATTCATTTGTTATTGGTTTGAACTTATGAGTATCTCCCTTATATTTTTTATCAAAGGAAGAGAAAGATCCAAAGGAAGCCATTTACCACTTAACCTTATGTGACCAATACCTAGCTGACATTTTATCAGGACTAGAATCTTGAGCATCATGTCTTGCATAATATGATTTCTTTCTAGCTTTATCTTTTGCAGTTTTAGGACTTTTACCTGCACCTTTTACACCTTGTTGTCCAAATCTAACTATCTTTTCTTTTCCATCATCACAAGCTTTAACTACATGTGATTTTGTTTTATGACCAGGAGTTTTTCGTGGCTTATTACAAGCCATTTTGTCTTTGTGTAATTTAGCAGCTTTTGCCGCTTTTTTAGCTTTAGAAGAATCCACCTTGAGCAGTTATGTTTGCACCAGCGGCATAGCCAGCTCCATTATTTCCTTCTGCATAAACACCAACATATATACGATCACCACGTTCCAAATAAATACCTCTATTTCTTACAGGTAATCCTGCTCTTGAATCTCCAGTAGATGAAGCATATGCAGCATGAACACCTGGAATAGCAAGATGTGGCATTACATCTGAGCAATCACAAACAGCAGTTTCAGCAGGTACTGTTTTAGAGAAAAGAATATTGTAATCACCAGATGCAGGAATAGGTGTTGTAGTTCCTCTGGTTTGATAGAAAACAAAAGTTACTTCGGGTTGTTTACCACGTACAAGACCTAAATCTGTATATCCAGTTGTTGTAGCTGTATTCGTAAAATCAAAAGCACTAATTAAACCTGTTACAGGAGTTGATCCAATAAATTTGTAATATTTATTACCTGCATTTTTAACAGCTGTAACTGCAGATTGTTGAGAATCTTGAGCATAAATAATTTGTCCACTAACAAAAGATGAAGCTGTTCCTGATGTTGTGGAATTTAATACATAATCATTCCCTCTATATTTATCATTCCTAGTAATTTGTATTGAATCAATTACTCCTCCGTTATTATTATCTTCACTTAAAGCTGCGTCCATATCAACAAGGATGGAAGGAGCTTGTCCACCTTGAACAAATAAAGTATTACTTGATTCTTGCCCAACTGTCTGAGTTGTTACTCTAACTGAATCAAATAGTGGACGATCAACTAATAGAGGTTGTTTATTAGTAGAGGTTGATGACACTTTTATTCACACTAATTTTCTTTAATTATAGGCTCTGTTAATGCTCTCTTCTAAAGTCTTCTTCTGCATCTCTTCCTTCTTTGAGAATATGTCTTTTTTCAGCTTCTTCTCTTTTAGTTAAATCATCATATAAAAGTTGTCCCCAAGGAACTCTTCCAGCTAATTGAATAATAGGCATTAGTTAATACCCATCTGACTTGCAGTTCTAATAAATTCAGGAGAATATCGCTTCATTTCATCATTAACTAATTGCTCTGGATTCTTTTGTAATTGCATAAATCGTTCAAACATATCTGGAGCTTTTGAACCAAATGGTTCTTCTGAACCAAATGCTTTAGCCAATCTTTTATCCATTGCCCATTTACTGGCAAATGGAATATCACTTTTACCAGCAGACATATAATCGCCAGGAAGATGTCCTCCCCATACATCTTGAATACTTGATGGAGTCCAACCTGAACCTAATCTTTGTCCATATGTCATCGCCAAGCCTCCGATAATACAATCCTAGAACCTACAGCTGTATCAGCTGGACCTGGTAATGATTGAATAAATTCTGCTCCAGATCTATCGTATCTATATCTAGCTTGTTCGGGATCTTTGAAATTAGGTACATACAAAATAGAAGCAAGCCTATTTGTTTCGTAAAGATAAATATCATCCCAAACTTTTAATGCTTCTTGAGCATTACTAGATTTAATTGTTCTATCAACGTCACCAGCAATACTTTCTAATCGTGTTGATGGAGAAGTTGCTACTTCAGTTTTCTTTTCAGCGGTATCACAACGTCCTAATTGAACAGCAATCTTGTCATAAAAATAAGAGTCTGGAACAGTATTCATTGCTTCTTCCAATCTGGCATAATCTCCAGCTGGAACAGAAACAGTGAAATAGCCCAGGTGATACCTGACCCTACTTTTATCAAAGTCAGATAGTTGCACAATAAAAATACTTATTAATTAAAATTATACTCGGATTAAATCAGCAGCAAAAACAGAATCCCAATCTACTCTTTTTATATCTTTTAATTGCTCTAAATTATTAAACTTTTCACCTGACAGTGACATTTGTAAATCTTTAATTTCACGAGCAGTTTTAAGACCTATTCCTTTGATATGATCTGCAATCATTTGAGGAGTAGCTCCATTAATATTTAATCTTGTTTCAGGAGGAAAATCACGAGGCTCCTCTTTTGCTGCTTTATCTTTTATCTGTAATGTTTTTACTTTTTTAGTTCCTTCAGGATCACTTTCTAATTCATGTTTATAAGCATAAAAAGTGCGACTGTCCTGGTCTTCAACCATGAAACAGTCGCCATTGTCTAACTCACTTATAACTTTTACTCTTGCACCCGTTTTTTTATGCTTAAAAAGTGTAGTCATTAGGACCAGAATGTTACTTTCTGATCCTAGTTTAACTCAGAATTTAAGAAACAGTACGGTTAGTTAGATACTGTTCAATATCTGCATATCCAGGAGCTGAATCTTGCTGTATGTAGCAAACTTCAACAACGATATATCCTTTCTTACCAGCATCTGCATCTGCATCTGATAGATAAACTCCATCAACAGCTGAAGTAGCGTTAGCACCATCCTTGGTAAATACTTTCCAAGTTGTGTCAGCAGCTACTTGATAGTGAGAAGTTGAATCTTCCAAAGCACCACCAGTTGCTGTACCACTTGCGTAGTAGATAGGAGCTGTACTTACGTTAGATGTACCACCTGCAAAGAAGATAGCTCCTGCAGCACCATCAGCAGTTCCATCAACAGTAGAAGCAATATTTGCTTGAGCACAAGCTTCAGCAACTACAGTGTTGTTTGTTGGAGCACCACCATTACTACGTCCGAATGAAATAACGTTTCCAGTATCTGTATAAACACCAGAAGCAACACGTCCATCATCCCAACCAGATGCTACGGAAGCAGCTGCACGATAAACATATGCAGGACTAGTAGCAGAACCAGCTACAACCATTCCTGTGATGTCTGTACGTGTGTCATCATTCCTATAAGGAGAAGGAACAATAACGTCAGATGCATTCCATTTAGCACCGACTTTACCAGTAACTTCAGCATAACCACGTTGTTGGAAATACTTCCATCCTGGTACAGCTAAAACGGCAGTAGGACCACCAGTAGATGAATCGTTTGTGTCGTTATCAGTTGTATCAATATTTTTATACCAACCGTTTAGAGGCTCTGCCCAGTTTCCTGGATAGATTTTCTTAGAAGACAAATAAGCCATTTATTTCTCCAAAATTGTATCGTTAATTATTAAATAGTCTGAGAATTAAGCGTCAGCTACGAAGCTAAATCCTGTTGTTACAAAGTCCTTATTAAGGGCTTCAAAACCAGCGTACAACTGCCAAATCAAAATAATAAATCTGCTGAAATCATCATTATTATTAATAAGAACTTGTGCATTTGGTCCACCAATTCCAACACCAATTGCTTGAGGTCCGAAGAAGTATCCTTGAGCAACTTCTCTTGAAGAGTAAGCACCACCACCGTTATAAGAAGAAGTAATATTCTTAGTTGGGAAGTTTGTAGACTCGAAGAATTTAACACCTTCAAACTGTACGCCTGTTGGCATTACAGGTTCACCAGCAAGGAAGTAAGCTTGTCCAGCTTGTGGTCCCTGATAGAAACTTGTATTGTTAGGAATCATGGGGTTGCCCATGTACATTCCTTGACCAGGAGCACCTGCATAACGTGCGATCTCTCTGAAGTCAGAGTCACGACGTAAATGCATCATGAATGTTGGGTCGCATATGCAACGATATAAACCGTCTGCATAAGTAGGAACATTACGCTTACGTAAATCCTTAACAACAGTCAATAGGTCAGTTTTAACTGAGAATTGATGCTTATCGTTTGTAATTTCTGTAGCAGAGTAAGAAATACGTCCAGAAGAGTCCTTAGTCTTTCCGTCTGCGAAATAGTATCCACCTTGGCTAGTTGAAGCAGCACCATTAGCTTCTGCTTTAGCTAGTTCATCAATAAATACTCTATCTCTCCAACGTCTGTAATCATCCAAAAGGGTAAGTGAACCTATGCTCTGATGAAACATATTAAGGTTCCCTGTGTCAAGTAGTAGACGCTGGGCTGTTACAAGAGTTTCTCTTGCAATTTTGAAAGTACTTGACTGTGTAGCATCACCAGGATCTGCAGGACCTGTGTACTCTTTAAGTACAACAAGAACCTTTTCCTTTGTGATGTTACGGCTATTGGCAGTACCAATAGTTTGATCGGCTACACGCTCACGGCTGTCCTTTGTGCCAGGAGCACCCCAGAACTTGTAACGATCTAGCTGAACAGTTTGTCCAGGCTGGCGAGTGAAGTCGTGTACCACTACTGGCTCGACTGCCATCTCTGCGATATAACCTGGATGTGGTCTGTAAAGCTCGGCCCCCAAAATTTTTGGGAAATCATTATCAATAAACACTTGGTTTTATTCCTCCAATGTCTGATGTTTTACTTAACGGGTGAAAGAGTCAGACATGAGCATGCCCTATCTAACTAAATATTTTAACAGCCAGTAATTTATTACTAACTTAGTTAACTTCAACCCTAAAAATAACAAATTATCTGTTGAGATTAGATGTCATTTGATAAAGAGAATTTGCTCTCGTTTGAGGCAAATTACTAGAACCGTATGATTCTGGATCTATTGGACTAAGCATAGAAGCAACGCCTCCAGCTATTGCACCTGCAGGAAGCATTGAGCCATAACCCAAAGCTGTTGCTCCTATACCAGAAACATCTCCTGCACTAGTTGCAACTAAAGGATTAAGGATATTTCTTCCCATCTGTCCTCCTTGCATCAAAATACTTTTACGTACTTCGGAATCAGGAGTTTGTGCTAAAAGTTGTGCAACTTGTCGGTCAAGAAATTCTTTTCCTTTACCTTTTGCACTGCCAGCTTTTTGTGACACTCTTTTAGCAATACCTTCAGCAGCTGGTCCACCAACATCAAATGATCTTGCGGCTCCTGCAGCACCAGCACCTATGCCAGCACCAAGAAGAGTACCACCAAGAACATTTCCAAAATCACCGCCATCTTGAGCAGCACCTACTCCCCCGATGACTGCGCCACCGAGAGTAGGGATGCCATATCTGTAATAGGCAGGATTCATAGCCTTACTCCATTACAAAGAGTTTATTTTGTACGGTTCCTGGCTGTGCTTGGTTAAGAATCTTCCAAGCATTCTGTGGATCTCTTGCCATTTGCTCATTGAAGCTACCCCAGAAATTTTCTGGTTGCTGTGGTGCAGCGGCAGCTGGAGGAGCTGGCATTTGATTCGCTGGCTGTCCAACTGGTTGGCCTTGAATAGGCTGTGTTGGATAACCTCTTGTTTCTAACTGGTCTGTGTTCTCATATACAGGATGAGGACCTTCTGGACCAAAGAACTTCAAAGTGTAATCACTAAGAACGTCAGGATTTGTAAGAATTTCGTTATAAGCTAAATTCTCTTGATGTTCCTGAACAGCAAAATTCGCATAACCTTTGATATTTTCAGCTGCTCTATTTCCCCACTCAACTGCGTTGTCGAGCATTCCTTCTAGATTTACCGCGTACTGGTTTAGTATCGCTGGTGCCTCTATCCCGAACGCGTCGATCACTGTTCTGCTGTCGTCGCTCATCCCCACTTCCTGGGCTATCTCTGCGAGCCGCTCTTGAGAAGGAGTCGAAGAGGTTTGGGAATAGTTGGGCGATGATGTCTGGCTGGGTTGCCAAGTCTGCGGAGCCGATTGTGGCGTAGCTTGGACGCTCGCCTGTCCGTAGTTGGCCTGGGTATATTGAGTCGGTGTCTGCGACTGTTGACCCTGGAACGGGGATTGGACTGGTGCGCTCAGAACTCCTACTACCTTGTTGAACGCCGACTCCCATGGATTCCCCGCCTCCGAAGATGGAGTCTGGGATTGGGGGGCGTACTGAGTAGGGGCTGATTGGTAACTGGGGACCGACTGGGGAACGGCTTGGGGGTAACTCGTACCCACTTGATATGGCACTGGTGCCGTCTGAACCGCCTGTGGAGCTGCTGCTGGAGCTGCCGCCACGTAGCTGTTCGGAGCGACGGCTGCTGGTGCTTGGCTC